AACGTTGCCCCGCCACCGCCATTTTTGTTCTTGAGAATCTGGAGGAGTAGATCATTTAGTTCATAGCGCACAGAGCAAGCGGTGACCTGTCTTCGAGGAATGAGTTCATCGGACTCGTCATGAATCTGATCGATGCTTACCTCTTGAATGAGGAAATCTCCTTGGCACGGCGGATCATCCTGGTCAATATGTACCATGGCTCCAGATTTCGATTTTGGATCTCTGGTCGCATAATGCACAGTGATAATCGGCATCGCGTAGAGTTCGAGTTCCGCTTGAGCAGCCATCCACAATTGGAATGGAGCCTTGAAGTCCCCGTTCACAATAGTGTATTCATGTACGCCGTCAGTCGGATTGCCGTCTTTATCAAGTTCGACCTTTCCCAGAAGTTGTTGCGAGCCAAGGTGATTAGCTTCTAGGAAATTATTGATGGTAGCACCCTGCTTGATTGGACCCGATAACGTGCTACTCAATACAATGAAGGCTTGGTCCGGCGTTCCGGTCACACCATGATAGCCGAGTATCTGATTTCCAACTCGAACGGTTCCACCACTCGGAGAAAATTGTGTGATGTCTGCCACTTGGAGTTCGGTCGCTCCGATGGCTCCGGCCGCAACAACTGAGCTTCCTGATCCGATTACAAAGATGCGATTCCGAATCTGGGATAAATCCACCGAGGACGTAAAAGGTGGAGTCTTCAACATGGTAGTGTTGAGAGAATCGATATCATCCGGAGGGGGATCCAGTTCTAAACTGGGACCGTCATTGTTCGGCCAGTTCGGTAACGGATCTTCGGAAAGCTGACCGACACTCCAGTACGGGACATTCGCAAAGCCGACGAGCGGTAAACCGATAGCGGGATCGGCGACCGCTGGTGTCATGAGCTTTTTGAGATCCCCGGTTCCAATTACTGCAGCGAGAGCCGCAAATGTCGTAGGCACCGATCCCATACCCTGCAACACCAGGGCATCGTTGTACCCGATCCGCGATCCGAAGTCCGCGTAGAGATCTCCTCCAGCGTGTGATGCCTGAAGTTCCGCAAGCACTTGAGCAAAACTCTTTCCGGCCGATCCTCCAGCCGGATTCCCCATCACAGCACTTTGAATGTCTTCGGTTTCATTATCGGGAACGATCCATACTCCCTTGGTATTGTCTGGCGACCAATCGGGTTCACCACCCATCCCGGATCGTCGCCAAAATCCGTCGCTTCCCTCCTCGTCGTAAACCTCATCCCCTGATGTTTTTTTATCCGCCCACCACGCGTCGGTGCCTCGTTGATTAGGCATCTCCGCAAATCCACCAGTACTCACATAGATCAGCCGTGCGATAACATCCACACCATTGATTGTGTCACCAAGCGGGATTACGGAAAACGTAAAACTTCGAACCCCTTCATTGGTCTTCAACCATTTAATTACGGTTTCGGATGCAACGCCAGCAAATGATACGGTTCCATCCCGATAGAGGTTCGCCACCCGGAACTGGAATCGCCCGCCGTTATAATACGCACTTCCGGAATTGATGTTGATCGTAGCAGTTAAGGCCGTATCTGGTCCAACCGGATGACCGGTGAATGCTTTGACTGGAATCGGCAGTGTCGAAGCAATCGCGGTAATGGTTAGATCAGAAATGCCAGTGAGGCCGAACCACGTAGTGAAAGCGGTAATGGTGTTATCGATTTCGAGAAATTTTAACACATCGGAAAGAGCCCGGCCTCCTCCGTACTTTCCGGAAAGCATCTCGTTATAATAAATGCGTCGCTTCACACAGGTAAGCGGTCCGATAGCTGCACCGAGAGGAATATTACTGAACTCCAGAATGTTCGCTCCGGTCAGATAGAGTACGTTCGAGCATGCCTGGAATTCGGATTCTGTTCCATCGCTATAAACGAACGTGTGACGGAAGAAATAATATCCCGGATTAAATCGGAACGTGGAAGGAATACCGGTGCCTTCTTCAACCGTCATCGGCGTACCAACGACTGAGATGATGACTGGAGGAGGAATCGGACCAAGGCTGAGGTTTTCTGATACCACGTGGAAGAAATGAAGATCCTGCACGTAGTCGTAATACCAATGTCCACCGCCGATCATCGCTGCGATCATATCGTAGCACTGACCGAGCGTTAGCGAGCCATCGAATTCAACCGTTACCTTTGCGAGATTCGTTTGAACATGAGCGGCCGTAAAGCCAGGAGCAAACCTTGTATTGAGATCGATGGCGACTTCAGATGCCGATACGTTTGTATATATGCCGAATGGCCTCCTTCGATTTGCCAACCACGTCCAATCCACGCATTCCACCCGCCATGCGAGTTGATCGATAAGCTCCTCGTAAATCTGTTCGACCCGTTGAGCGGATCCGGCAAAAAGCAAACGATTACTATCGGCTGCGTCAATAATTTCAACCTTCTCACCAACGGTAGGCCGATTGCTTTGACCATCAACCGTGAAGGCACAGTTATTGGGAGTGTTATTCAGTTGATCATTGATGATGATCCCTGGTGTGCGTCGGATATCATTCGCTCGTGTGAGGAGCGTATATTGAAATCCATTCCGCAGCGTGGAAGTTGAGAGACCCGGTTCCGTAATGACAACATCCACCGCACCCAACGCATGGTTGGGGGTGACCGCCGAATAATGCTGACTATCGATAAAGAGGACACTAGTCGCCGGAGATCCCCCGAATGTGATAGTGGATCCAGTTACGAAATTGAATCCGAAAATCAGAACGGTGGTTCCTCCAGCGAGAGGCCCATACGGCGGTGAAATGCTGATGATCGCACTAGATGCGTACGTAAACGATCCCAGGAGGAATGCGGTCTGGAAATTTAACGCATCGACAATCCGTAGTTCGATATCGAAGAGAGCCGTGAAATCAGCCGGGGGAACGGTGAAGGTAATGGTTTGGGAATCGACTAACACGACACCGCTGGCTTGAGCGGAATAGGCTGTTGCAGGATTCGTCAACCAGATTTGTGGTAAGGTTCCGGTGTCAGATAACCTGAAATTTGTTCCGGTAAGTGTGGCTGTGATTCCTCCGGCAATCCGATCAGAATTCGGAGTGACCGATTTGAGTGTCGGACGAAGATCGATCCCGCCATGCGAACGAATGAGTGGCGGGATTGCTCGTGGTGGCCGACGTCTAATGGGAGGAGGCATAGTTTAATTCGGGGACCAGAGCGAGAAGTCATCACACCGAATGGATCCAGTGGCTACGGTCTGCGTGTGAAACAGGTCACACACGTGGGCAATCGTGGTATCGAAGTTACCACCGACGGTTGGAAATGAATTCCAAGGGAGCACGGCTGCAAGGCATCCCTTCGGAGCCGTTGCCGGTACACCGAGAAGATCTTCTGACTCCCATCGGCCACGGCCGTACAGATTTCCGGCAGCACCGATCGCACGGCACGTCATCTCAATTTCCAGATTCCATCCGACGTTGGTATGCGCGGCCACCGTGTCGTTCAGAATCGCCAGCGAAGTGAACACTACCGTACCGGTCATGCGCACATCAAAGAGCGTGGTACCAGGAGTAGTGATTACGGTGCTGATGCGGCCACTTGCTCGCACGATCAATTTCTTTCCGATGCGATCAAAGAAGTTTGCCGGTAACGTTTTTACCGACGCTGCAGGAAGGATCGAGGCTGCGGCTGCGGCCGCTTTCGCGGTGCCGTCAATCTGTTGCTCAATGAGCATCTCACCATAGCCAAGGCTCATAACCGTTCTCCCTATGCGGAACCGAATTGGTGGCCGGACTTCAATTCACGCATGATGATTTGTTTGATCTGGCGTACCACATCGAGCGCCGATCCGTTTACGTACCAATTGTTGATGGTCGTACCTCCACCGCTCGGACGCATTCCGCTTGGAAACACCGTGGAGCCGAGAGGGATGCGAACGGCTTCTGGTCCGTTCTCTCCTACCTTGATATCAACCATGCCTCCTTCGGCGTATCCTGTGACTCGTGGACCGGGACCTTGCGGTTGCCCCTTCGGTGGACGACCATATTTTTTCGCAAAGGCGATGGCATCCTGCAAACTGTAGTTCAGTCGGAACCACGGTTCGAGCATGTCAACCGTAACACCCCACGGCTTTAACATCTGGTCAGAAATGTTGGCAGCCGTGACATCCGATGACCCTCCCATCGCTCGATTCGCTGCGGCCGCTTTATCAGCAGCTTCCTTTACCGCGATCAGTTCCTTTTTGTTTTTCTCGGCTGCTGCGGCTGCCGCTTCCTGTGCGGCCACGAACTCTTTCCCCATGCCACGAGCAGCATCTTGAAGCTCGATCACTTTGAGTCGCTGTCTCTCCAGAGCGTCGTAATGAAACCCACCGCTCCGAATCATCAGACGATACGTTTCTTCTGCGCGTTCCGCTGTTTGATTCAGTGCTCGGATAGACGTATCCTTCACGCTATCCCAGTCACTCGCGATCCCTTTCAATGCCTGATCGGCCGTAGCTCGCAAGGCTTTGTAATGTTCCGCGTAGTTCCGGTCAGCAGCATCCAACTTCGTCACGGCGATATTGAATGACGCTTCAATGTCTGCAACCAATGCGTCGTAGGTCGTGCCGGACTGTTTCACGATGTTAACGAAATACTTATCCCACAACTCCGTGGTTTCCTCGAGACTCTTTTTCTCAATGGCCCAGAGGCTCGCTTCAATCTTCGCGCGATCGCCATGAGCCTTAGCCACCTCACCTTGGACTTCGGCAATCTTTTTCGCATTGGCGATCGCGATCTCGTCTACCTCCACTCCTTCGGTCTGCGTTTGTTGAGCCTTCACCATCGCATCCCGAACGGTGAACAGCGTCCCACCCAGATGATCGAGTGTCTTATCCAATTCGGATTGGCCGATGAGGCCGAGTGCTGCCGCATCCGTTTGGGCACCGAGATCAACCGTGAGCCCGCGAATGTTATCTCGGAGACTCACCACTTCGGCTACGGCGCTATCGGGTACGACATGAAGCGCATTTCCAGCGATGGCTACGGCAGCCATGGTTTCAACGATACCGTCAGCCACCATCGCCACAACCGTGAGGACGCTCAGCACGGCTACCTTGATACCGGACCATGCCACGTTCACCACACGGGCCATCTCGATCGCACCAAGACCGACATCCACCGCTACGATCGCCACGTTCTCTATCTGGTGTACGATGTCCGCGATCATCGTGGAGTTCTCACCGCTGAACGCATCTGAGAATGCGTCACCAACCGCTTTCATGCCTGCAGCCAAGGCCGGAGAAACCGCCACGGCTTGGGCCAGTTCATCAATCCAATTTGTTAACGCGACCTGACCAGCCTCCAACTGTTCTCCGAAATCTCGTTCCTGATCTCCAGCCTCCTTCACCGCTTTCTGGAGCATGCCCATGATGGCAATGCGTTTGGCTTCGACTCTCTCCAGATCCGTCATCTCATCTTTTTTGATGCCGAGCGTTTTGGCGTAGGCCGCTTCGGCGTCATCGACTTCCACGACACCGAGAGCCATGGACAACGCACGGGTGCGTCCCGTGACCATGGCATCGGACACAAGTTCCAGCATCTTTTTCGTATCGCCCAGTCCTCGATTCTGGAGTACGAACGCAGCCGAACCAAGCGTACCGAAATCATCAGCAGTGAGCCTCACTCCAGCCGAGAGGAGATGCGCCGCATCTTTGGCCAGCGTAAAGTTCTCGACTGTGTTTTTGGTCCCGGACCGAAGAGCCTCCATCGCGGCTTCGGCTTCTCGGGCTCCACCGGCGAAATCTACGAGAGTGGCATTGACATCGTTGATATCGGATCCGCGATTGCCTAGTGCAACTGTAGCAACGGCTACCGCCGTAAAGGCAGCCGTAACTATGCCTGCCGCACCTGCTACGGCCTTGAGACTTTCCTGATTCTCTTTCGAGAAGTTTTTCAGGGCAAAGGCCGCAAGGTCGAGCTGACTGGTGAACTCATCTTTGAGGATGATGAGACCAGCAATTGCGCCAATATCAACAGCCACTAGTGGACTCCCTTTGCTGCAGCAGCCAACGCTTCATTGTTCAGGAAACACCACGCGTCGATAAGCATTTCCTGATACTCGACCGTTTGCTTCACGGTAAGATCCGCACGTGCGATTTTCAGGTCACCGAAGTTCAGAAGAAAGTCTGCGATCGGCCGTTCTTCCGTATTGCCCACTTGGGCTCTGGCAATACTCCAGAGCGCATGCACCACATGAGCGATCCGGTAATCCTGCCGCTCCGTTTCAAACGGTTCGAGGGATTCAAACGTTTGCCATTCGAGGAACGTTTCCCACGTGATGCTCCGCAACATGCGGTTTACATCAACGTACCCTAGTTCTTTGGCGAGTCGGTACGCGAACCGGCGATGGCCTCCTCGCCTGAGTCGTTTTTTATCTCCTCCTTTTTCTTCGGGATCATGGAGTTCAACCGGAGTGCGGCCATCTGCAGCCGGTTGAGTACGCGCATGTTTTTCTTTTTGAGTCGTGCGATGTCCTCATGCGTGAACAACGGTTTGTTCTCCGCATCCACCGCACTCCACACGAGAATGATGAACATGCCTTCCTGTTTGTTCTCTGGCTTCTCCATCTCCTCGGTGAAGGCCGTCGAGTCTTCGGCATTCATCTGACGGAGCCGGACGATGCCCGGCTCTCCGTCTTTGCCTTTCCACTCGGGAACCAACTCCTCGATCACCTCGAGATCGAGATCGTTGTCGAAAATATCGTTCGCCGAAAGTATCTGACTCATGAACCTTCTCCTTCTATGCTTCGACCACGGCTCCGGCCCACGTCAGGGCCAACGATGCACCCTGTTTCGCATCCACCGGTGCCGGATCGAACTTGAACATCTGCACGTACGCGAATCCGGTTCGTGTCTTTCCGGATGGGAAGAGAAACTGCCATGCGTTCTTCACGTTGTTGGCAATGTCTGCCAGGATGGAGATGTGCGTGGCATCCGCGGCCACGTAGTTGATCTTCATCGTTGGATCCGCTTGCCGAAGGATCCCAAGCACGTGGCTCTCGGATCCGTCGTTGTGCGTGGAGGTTTCGATCTTGTTCCGGCTCATCCCACCGGGATCCAGTTCGGTCAGTTCCCCGATGGTAACGAACGTCGTTGGTGTCGCGAAGAGTGCCCGCTTGACGAGAATTCCAGTGGTGGTAACAGCATTCGACATTTCATGATCTCCTTAAAGGCCGAAGTAACGTTGGGTCACCCCTGGAACTAGACGCTGGATCCGAGCAGAGCGAAGTCGAACACTTGCGTACCGGCCGATGGCGTGAACTGGAGGATGTCACCGGTGACGGCGGTGATCGGCCATCCGGCTGCGTTGGGAGCGTACACCAGGAACACACCACCCGGAGGCACGGCCCACGTATGTGTGATGGCTCCGAATCCGAGAATCGGAGAAGCGGCATCGTTGCCGATGATCACGTTCCCGGTGTTGGCAACGGCAGCCACAACCAGGATCGCTTTGAGCCGTGCGAGAACGAATGCGGCACCAAGCGCATCTACCAGTGATCCAGACAAGTCCACATCATACGCGGCAGCGATGGACTTGGCGGATTCCGTATACACGCGGTCGCATTGATCCGCTCCGGTACCCGATGCAATTGCCCGATTGACTCCGGTTTCCACACTGGCCTGAGCATTGGCCAGCCCAATCGAGTTTGACAGGATGGACCGGAGCGTAACGATGAGACTGGAAACAACAGTTGCGGCCATGTAACTCTCCTTTTAACTACTGGTGACTGGTGACGAACGTTTCACGATGTTCACGTTGAAGGCAAACCGTGGTCTGCCCTTGTCGTCCTCCTCGAGATCGAGTGGCTCCGACTGCACCATGCTAATCGAACGCCACCATGTCCCATTCACGAAACGGTTTCGTACTGGAAAGAGAATATCGAATGCCCGTTGTGCCAGAGCTTTTGCTACCGCGTAATCTTCGGCTCTGGCCACGATATGAGCAGATGGCCGTGGATAGGCCGGAACATTCGGTAGGTTGTGCGTACCTTCTGGTGCTGGTCCTCCAGTCATCCGGATCGTAATGAACGACCGACTGAGTTCTTCTGGTAACGTGGCCTTGGAGCCGACGAAAATATCGGCATCCGGAATTCCTCCTTCCACGAGCAGCGTAACCAGATCATCATCGGTAGCCATTTACTTATCCTTCAAATCGATTCGACTGGCAATCCGTGCAGCCATGTGAGGAGCGGATTCCATGAGTGGTCCCTCGATGAATTTCCAGTTGCCCACCCTATGGAACAGGTCCGGATCTTCATGCTGCCGTAATGCGTACTCTTCTGACTTGGGTCCGGTGGTGATCATGATCGTAATCGTCCGGCCTTCTCGGAACGGTCCGGCGACATGAATTTCGTCTTTCATGTCCCCGGATTCCTCCGGGCATTGTCGTTGACATTCCTTAACTTCGACTTTGCCTTCTTGCACCATGGCATTCCCGAACACGTCAGGAGAAACCCCCTTCAGTCGATTGATCTTCGCCAGCATGGCGTTTGCGCCGGTGAACGTAGGAACACTAGCCATCAGCCTAGATACACCTCTGAGAGTGCTTGCGCGTTTGTTTCACCATCAACGAATCCGTCGATGGCCAGAATCGGGCCGGAGGAACCGTCCGGCAGTGTGATGCGATCGGTGAACTTGACCACGATTGCTGGATCAAGAAACAACACCGACGCCTTGCTGAGAGCCATGTCGCCGGATGCTGTGCGGACTTGCTGTTGCTTCATGTCCACCACTGCTTTCCGGAGCACCTTCGTGGGATAGATGTGTCTGCCGTTTCGGTCCACTCCGGCTGACACTTCCTGATAGACATCGGACTGCATCTTCAGAGAGTTGGTCACCGAGTTTGCGATAGCGACAGCACCGCTGATGAGGCTCATTCTTCGATCTCGATAGTGGCATCCAGCGTCGGGCCACCGGTGATGTTATGGAGAACGAGCGTTCCTCCGGCTGGAATCCAAATGCCTCCTCTGCCAATAACCGTAAACACCAAATCGGCCATGGCTCCAATGGTTGCCGGCATCGAGACACGTCGATAGTACGGAGAAGGAGCCGTGGGACTGGTCCCCCATGCGAGCGCGATCTTTGAGAGTGAAGGATCTCCGACTCCGTCTACCGTAGGAAACGTGATTGGAGTGGTCGGTGTGATGCCTTTCGCAGCCGGACGTCCCACACCGAAAGCTCCGGTCACCGCCGTGGCCAGGGTAATGTTGATGCCTCTCAATCGACATCCCATGGCACCAGCGATGATTTCAAACAGAGACTGAGCAGACGTGACGTTCGATGTTCGAACACCGAGTTGGAATCGTGCCATACGTTATGCCCTTATCAGGTCCCGCACACCGGTCACCCGGCCTTTCGGATAGCCCCATGCGTTTGGAATAAGATTGAACACCGCATCAGGAACGGTTTTGGCGAAGACCGAATCCTTGAACGTGAGTGCCACTGACCCGGCTCTGACGGACGTGATTCCGAGTGTCTCGATATCAGAATCCCCCGCGCGATCTGATACCATCAGTTGACGAGCGTATTCGGCCGTCGCCTGTTTAAGCTCATTCGGAATCACGTCATCTGGAACGTACTCCCATCCGTTTAACTTCAGCATGCCTTGACGCGGCCAGAGCAATGCTTGAAGAGAGTCCGTGGGAAGTCCGGCCCACACCCACAGTCGATCCATCAGAATGGTCGCCCACAAGATGGCGGCATTCTTCTGGTCGTCAGTCGCACTAGCCCACGTTGTTCCAACCGGCGGTCGATCGAGGTGATATTGATTTGCCTCTGCCAATGTTGGATACGCATTAGCAGAGGCAGATCCCGGCGTGGTAACAAGTGTCGTGACGGGCATGGCCTTATGCCGGATCCGCCACGTAGGAGAGCAGAAAATCAATATGGGTGGCCACGGTCATGGACGCTCCCACATTGGTTGCTCGAATCGCCGTGTTGGCATCCACCTGAGTGAATGACGCACCATCCGCGAGAATCACCGCGTTGGTGGCTCCTGCACGAACACGGGCACTCTGCGTCAGAGCCGCGACGGCCACGACCAGGAGTTGCACCGCTGATCCGGCCCGGATCGCGCTGATGTTCACGGAGGTGTTCGTGGTGGCCGCTCCTCCGATTGCGATCAGCGACGCATCGAACAGTCGCCACCGCACACCGAGGAGAGCCGGAAGAAGATCCGCACCCGCGATGACTTGCGCCGTAGTCAATCGAGTACGTAGGGATTTGACCATCCCAAAAACGACTTCGATACCGGAGATGTAGCGGGATTTTACTCCGCCACTCCCTTCTGGATACATACGAGAATCAGCCATGAACGTTCTCCTTCAAGAAAATGGATTGAGCAGACGGCTCACCATGAACCGCCTGCCACGGTCCCGTTCATGAACCTTATCCCGCGAGACGCACCCACGCGTTG